GCTCAGGGCCTCATCGGGCGACAGCGATTGCTGGCCCTGGGGTAAATCAGCTGCCGCCATTCGCCACCTTCTCCTTCTCTTTACCCCAATCGGCCCAGCCCTGGGCCACGATGTAGGTCATCATCGGGGCAATCGCCATCCACACATCACCCGATTCCCGATAGGCGGCAATGCTCGTCCCCAGGGCCGCTACAAATTTTTTGGAGCTGAGCAGATCGAGGATCAAAAATAGCAATCCCAGTAGTCGCCTCTGTAGCTCCGCCTTCGCCTCATTCTTATCCATTCTCCACCTCCATATTTCCGGCCACATCCAGCCCCATCGCCCGCTCGGCCAGCCGCCGGGCCTCCCACTCGGCGGCGAATCGGCGGGCCTGATCCTGGGTGTAGCCCATCTCAATAAAAATTTGCTCTTCGGGCACACCCAAATTACGCTTCATCTGCAGCGCTTCTAAATGCTCCCGCTCATTCCTGATTACCGCCTCCGCCCAGAGTGCGCCCAGGCGCGACTGGCCGGTGAGCGGCACGTCGCGGTACGCATCCAGGCCGTGCCCCACGATTCGCCCGCCCTCAAAAAGGGGCACGCCCAGGGCCAGCCGCCGGGCCAGATAAATCGCATCCTCCCAGGCATTGCCGTACACGATTTGCAGCGATTCCACTTTGGCGATCAGCCGGTTGTCGAGCGACTGCTGCGTTTCCGCGCTCGGAATCTGGCCGAATAGCTGGAAATTGGTCAACGGCGTGCCGGATACCTGGGCTATTCGCAAAATCAGGCTATCCACCACCTGGATCAGGCGGGATAGATCATCGCCCGGGATCCGGGCCAGCTTCCCATCCGGGTTGGTGGTGTAGAAAATCGCGCCCGGCTCAAGGCCAAGCGGGGCGTTGCTGCTGGTCACTTCGCCATCTGAATTGAGCGCGATCGGCTTCCCGTCGCTGGTCGGCGTCCATCCGGCGGCAAATAAAATCCCCAGCCCGGCCATATCGGCAGCAGCGATCAGATCAATGAATGATTTATTGAGTGCCCGCTGGATCGGTAGCACCTCGTGCAGATCGCTATGTCGCCCGCTGCGAAATGGCACAATCGGAATACCGAGCGGCTGGCCCGCCCCATCTACCCAGGGCTGCGGCCATATTCCGGCCATCGGCCCGTCCGTTGGAATATCCGGCTGCCAGGTGGCTTCCCGGTAGCGTCCATTCGCGCCCTTGCCGCCCTGGATATATCGCTCGATCCGGTCCGGGTGGTACACCGTCAAATGCCGGGTCTGCATCCCCCGGCTATCGCGCGTGATCCACCGCTTTGTGGCCCACATCGGTTGGCCGCGCCGCTTCTCGCTGCTGTAATGGAGCTTGATACCCTGATCGTCGCCGCCGGCGGTCGCGTCGGTGAACCGGTCATTCTGGTGAAAAACAATCTCCCCGGCCTCATCCACATCGGCCACCAGATACGTCTCCCCGTCAATCGCCGCCTGTCGGTATATCTCATTTTGCCCGGCGTCGAGTCGCTGGCTCTCCCACAATCGCCCGGCAAAGTCGATGATAGGCGAAGAATCGAGGACCTCGGAAACTCCGACCTCCTCGAATCCGCTCAGATTGAGCCGCTCGACGACAGATTCGATCACCACCGGGCATTGATTGAGGCGAAAAATCCGGTCGGCGTTGGTGTCGATCAAAAATTCCTTGAGCCGATCCGATATCTCGGTCCGATGCTGGCCGTCGTAATATTCACGGTACTCGGTGAGCCTGCGCTGCTCATCTCGCTCCCCAGCGGCCAGGCCGGTCAGCCAGGCGATCCGGGCGTCATCGGTCGGTGCAAAAAAATTTCCCAGCATCATCAAACCTTCCCGCTCGTGTATCTGCCCTCAGCTCCAAATGTGTACAAAATCGCCTGGGATGCGCTATCCACCTGATCGGCATACCGCCCATCGGGGAATTGGGTCATCTCGGCCTCGAATACATCCAGCCGCCCCCGGCTCATCCCGGTCGGCCCGACCCCGCTACCACGCTCGATGGCCGGATGCCAGATTTGCCCGTTGGCGTACCACACGCTGGCGTCTTCTGCCCGCGCCACCTTGTCATTGGCCGATCTGCCGCCGCCCTGGACACCGATTACCGGCAGGCGGATCGTGGCCGGCAGGCCCGGCCTGCTCAAAATCTCTTCGGCCATCCGCACCAGGCCGATCTTCGCGCCGGGCCGCTCGATGTAGCGGCGCAACTCGATCAGCCACGCTTCCCGATCCTTGCCCCGCGCCCATTCCTGAATCGCGCTCTGGCCGCTGGCTTTTTGCTCGATCAGCACCCGGTCGGGGCGGATGGGGGCGCACAGGAAAAATAGCGGCAGGGCCAGAGCCAGCTCAGGCCATTCCAATTTTTCCCGCCAGGCGTTTCTGAGAAACAGACCGCTGGCCGCCTCGCCCCATTCGCTCATCGCCGAATATGCCGCGCCCGGTGTCTCCTGGAATGCGGTATCCCAGGATTGAATGATCGAGCGATACGGCGGCGGATTATCCGGCTCGTAATAGCGGAAATACCGCCGGCGAAAAATCTGCTCGGCCATTGCCGCCAGATCACACATTTTTTCCCTGAGCCAGATCCGCCGGGGAGACCCCAGGTAATCTAGGAGCAGATCTTCAATCCCCCACCGCTGCGGCCAGAGGACCTGCACATCGGGCGTGCCCACCTCGACATCCACGATCTGATCCCGGCCCTCGATCCGCTCGTAGATCGGGGAAAAATCAATCTCGTCGGGATGATGGCTGATAATGGCCGGTCTGATGGCCGTATTCCAGATCGGATTGGCCTCAAGCACGGAATAGAGATTCTCCTGATTCGTTTTCGGCGTGCCGACCACGATAATCTTGCTCCAGGATTCTTTGAGCTGGTATACCGTGCCGAAAAACCACTCGATGATTTTCTGGCTACGATCCGGATTGCGCGTGTTTTCATCATCGAGGATGTCATCGCAGATAATCAAATCGAAATGGCCGCCGGTGATTGCCCCGCCCACCCCGACACTTTCGAGTGTCGGATCTTTGCCGATGCGCGTCCGGCGCACATAAATTCGCTGCGATTGCCACGCGCCTGTCTTGTTGTCGATCCGACCGGCCCGATTGCTGATATCGCTATATCCGGCCTTCGCCTGCCAGTGAGCGGCGTAATTCTGGCGAAGCGGCTCGTTTTCTTCCAGGTGCGTCTTTATGGCAGACACCACTTTTCTGGCCTCGTGGCCGGATTTTTGCACCATCAGGATGCGGATATTTGGATTTTCGCAAATGCGTCGCAAAATCAGGGCATTGGCGTAGATCGTCGTTTTTCCGTGATCCCGCGCCCAGATATCCAGCTGGTGCTGCATCTGGGGATTGTCCGCCCGGCGAGCCATCTCGTACTGATGCGCCCCGGGCGATAGACCGAGATACAATTTAGCGAATGCCGCGCTATTTTTGCGGGCCAGCCGCCGGGCCTGCTCCAATCGCAGGCGATAGAGCCGGATCAGCTGATTCCGGCTATGCGTATTCTGGCGCGTAATTGTGGTCGCGCTCATCATCCACCTCAAATAAAGTCAACTGTAATTTGGGATGCCCACCGAGCCGAAATAGCTTTTCAATCCTGGTGTCCTTGCCGTTCCTTGTATTCATATTCGTTTTGGTGGGCATCTCCAAAACGCAACTAAAATCATCCGGCGCGGCGTATTCACTGACGACAACCGTGTGGCCGTGCGCTTCCAGCGAACGCACCCGCACCCAAAACGCCTCAAAGTCGAACGCTCCAACAGCATCGTAACCACTTACGCCTTGATAGGGTGGGTCACAGTAAATCAGGCAGCCGTAAGCGGGAGAAAAACCAAACATAAAATCTGAGGTAAAGAAGTGTACGTCAGAAAAAGAGTGTGCTTTTTTGATGACTGACTCGCGGGCCGCTCTAACGTAATCACGATAATGAGTATCTTTGTTATAATCCATCGCAAACCCGCCAAACCACTTGCCCCCAAAACTACAGCCAAAACCGATAAAAGCGGCCTCGTGCAATGTTGTTTCCCCGTTAGCGGCTAATTTGTATTCACTTCTTGTCACTTTTTCAGGCGGAGTCCATCCGTTTTGTAATGCCCGCCACATTTCAATCAAGGCTGGGTTTGCATCGCTGGCATAGATTGGCTGACCATTAATTCGTTCCAGTACCCAGCCAGCCCCTACAAACGGCTCCCAATACGGTTGCCCCGGCTGGCGGATAGTATTGAGGTATGCGGCTATTTGGTTTGCGGTTCTGCTTTTTCCACCTAAATATTTCATTTGCTTAGCTGCCGCTCCGCTCCCTCGATTTTCATCTCCATCTGGGCCAGCCGCCCGGCAATCTGCTCCAGGCGGGCCAGGCTCAGGTCCTCGGATTTTCCGAGGTAAATAGATTTCAGCCGCCCACCCATCCGCCGCTGGGCATTCCAATAATAGCTCCGCCCGCTCTTGCCCTTCGGCACGGCAGTGAATGAGCCATTCTCCCCCTCGAATCGCCAGGTTGCCGTCCGGCCCGGCATCTCGTAGCGGGCATTCAGCCAGCTGTGCCAGCCGGTGCGATTCCCAACCCGACCCTGAATCTCATCCCCCCGCCTGATGCACCCATCACGGCCCACTACCGGCGTTCGCTTTTGGGCCATCCGCTACCTCCTCTCTGGCAATATCCGCTCTTATCTGATCCATCTCATTCTCAATCTCTCTGATATCATCCCTGGCCTGGCGGACGGCCTGGCTTGTCGCCTCGATCTGATTGACCAGCCTGATATCGGCGTCGATTCCCTGGGCGGCCTTGCGTTCCTGAAGACGATTGAGATTCTGCTCCCACATCGTCAGCTGTCGCCGCCTCGAGGAAAGATTGGCCTCAAGATCGGCCAGGCGACTGCGCTTGACGGCCAGGCGCATCTCGTGACCGACAATCTGAATCGTCTGTCTGCCCGGCCCGGCCTCCAAAATGCCGAGCATCGCATCCTCAAAATAGCCCATTCTCCGATTCATTGATTCCAGTAATTTGGCATTGTCGATCCCGTCCTGAAATCCGGCGAAATGATCCCTCAGCTTGTCGCTCACATCGAGCCGCTCCCCCAGCCGGCCCATCTCCCTGGTCATCTCCTCGATTGCCCGGATTCCGCGGAAGAGGACGACCAGGACCAGAATAATCACTCCCCAGGGCATAATGATGGCCGCCAAAATCAATAGATCCATGCACGCACACAAAAGACGGCTGCCACTATGCAGCCGCCATTTCCAGATCCTCTATTCTCTCTATCAATTCATCATCGGTGAGATGGGCCAGCCCATCAGGATCATCCGCCCCGCCCGCGCCCCCGGCCTGCTCCTGGGCTTCGGCCACCCGATCATAGTAGAGCCGCCGGGCCGCCACCGTGCCCTCTGGATCGGTGGCCTGAAAAATCGTGACCATATCCACATCGGACAGATGGGCCAGTAGCGCATCTATCCTGGCCCGGCTAATCGCCTGGTCAATCTCCGGGTTGGCCTGTCGCCAGCCCCAAATCGTCTTCCGGCTCACCCCCAGCAGATCGGCCAGATCGCCCAGTGTGGTCGGCCTGCGGCTATCGCGCGGAGCGGCTGACCAGGCGATAAAAGCGGCCTTTCGCCACCAATTGCGCCGCCGGGCCGGATGATCGGGCCAAAATCGGCTCTCCCAGGCGGGCGGATTTTCCAGCAGGACAGTGTACACATCCTGAAATCCGGTCACACCCAGGTCTATCAGGCGTTTCCGCCGGGCCTTCTGCCGTTTTCTTTTTGGATCTTCCGGCTCCAGATCGAAGCCAAAGGCAAGCTGCTGGCTCATAGAAATAGAATCAAAAAGCGGGCATTACGCCCGCATTGCCCTTCCCGATATTCATTTTTCCCCATTCGATCCATCCCATCGGGGCGGCGGACAAAATGCGCCGCCGCCCGTAGTGGGACGGGCGAGGCAATTGGGGGATCGCCTCGCGGGTTGATTCTATGATACCACAGGTGATGACCGCTGTCAAGCGATTTTAATTTAATGAATCTCAAAAGTATAACAAAAGTCGTGTAAATACGCTTGACAATCTATCGGATATGCGGTATAATATAGATAGTTCGGAGGGGATGGCCCTCCGGTAAGAAAAGGGAGATAAAGAAATGCAAGTTTTTGAAAAATGGATGATCGCCAGATACGGCGGAGAGGAAAAAATTGAGGGGAAGGCCTGGGAAACACTCTTTCCCAAGAATAAAAATCGTATGTCCCACCTTTTGCCCCTTGTCTCGTTCATCGGCGGAGAGTTGCCGCCGGTGATGAAAGAACTCGGCATTACCCGCCGAGACCTCGAAAGTCTCTCTAATAGAGAGACTTTCGAGGTGCTAGACTCGATTTCATCTTTCTTGGCCGCCAAGAAAGATGTTCTAGAAGAAGCGGACCATCTGGCCCGCCTGATTGAGACCAGCAGATAATTCATCGGGGGCGTGGCGGCCCGGCTATCGCGCCCCCCACCAAAAGGAGAAAGAAAAGCGGAGCTTAAATAAAAAAAAGCCCCCGGCCTCGCGGCCGGGGGCTTTTTTTTTATTTCCTCCCATTCAGCGGCTTGGCCCAATTTTTGGGCCGCCCGCCCACTTTCCCGGTCCGACTGCGCCAATCGAGGATCATCCGATCTGCATCCTCGATTGACAGCTCGATCCCGGTCGATTCCCGGAAATAATGAATCATCTCCGGGACAGCCGGTTCGCGGCCCTCCGACCGCTCCCATTGATCCAGGAAAACGCCGGCCTGCACCTCGACCGGGATGACCAGGCCGCCCCCATCCCGATCAGCCTCGATCTGATCATCATCCTCGACAATCCCGATCAATAGCACGATCAGCGGATTGATCCCGGCCACCGCCATACTCCACAACCCGGCCCAGGCCGGAGGCAGCACCGCGTCAATCACCACCCCCTGCCGGACGGCCATAAACGCCATTCCGGTGGTCCAGGTAATCGCCGCCAATAGCACGAATTGCCCGGCGGCCAGAATCGACCAGTAGAGCCATTCCGCCGGGCCGGATGGCCGCAGTCTGCGCCACCGGCGAGAGACGTAGGCCAGAGCCACGCCCTCCAGGGCGGCGAAGGCGATACCGCTCATCACCTCCATCGCCCCGAAAAGCGGCCACAGATTGAAATCAATCGCCACCGCGTGCAGCAGCATAAATCTGAGAGCCGCCACAATCGTAGCAAAAATCATCAGTTTTGTGGCCCGGCCCTGATCGGCAAAATATCCAATCAATTTTTTCATCTGACTACTCCAATCTCTCAATATCCACCGCGCTTGTGGTATAGATCACGGTATAATCTCTCTCATTCTCGTGCCATTCAAACGACACCTCTACCATGTAAATCTCCCCGCAGCCCTTGCATACGGCATAGCCGCCGCAAGTTGAGGTAAAATCGCTTGCCTCGTGCCCGCAATGCGGGCAGATCGGTTGGCTGTCCATCATTCGCCTCCTCTCAAGATTTTGATTGCTTCAAGAAGTTTCTTTCGCTTGTCGGCCCGCTTCCGCACCGCCGCCGGGGCCTGGCTTGGATTCCGCTCTACAATTTTGGCGGGCAACTCAAGCTCGCTGATCTCTTCCCTTGCCAGGGCGATCAGCACCTCAATCGCCTGCCGTTTTGTGGCAATCCCACTGTCGTTGTCGCTACTCATAAAAATTCTCCTTTCTGATATACCTCGGAATTTCCGAGATGATTTTAAAAAATCCCCAGTCACCCAAAGGACGACCAAAAAAATAAGCCGATCCCCGCCCCACATGCCAACTCACTTCCTCCCACCCCCACCCACCTCAACGCACCCGCTCCCGCCAAATCTCACCCGGCGGCACATGCGCCCTGATCCGCTCCATAATGGCCCAGGGCGTGCCGACCAGCCGGCGGGTGCTGTTGGGGCTGGCCTTATTCCGGCGCACCGCCCCGGCCTGCTCCAGCAGCCAATTGCGGGCCACCACCTGGGGCCGCCCGATCACCCCGTCCCACATCCGCTGTGATGTCGCTCCCCATCCGGCATACTCTGGATCATTCTGCCGGATGTAGCAATCATTGATCCATTGCCACATATCATCCCAAAAAACGATCACCACCGTGCCATCATCCAGCGGCACACGCCAGCCGAGATTGTCATCCATCTCGATTGGGTGGGATGGCTCGCCGGACTGCTCCCATTCCCCCTCGATCACGAGCCGGGCGGCCCGCTCCAGGCTACGGCCAAGCCCCACCCCGCCCAGGCCGGAAACCGGGCGGGCATACATCCCCCGCCGAAGCCGCCGCCTGAGCCGATCCCACAGATCGGTCGCCACCGCCAGCCCGACCAGGCCGATCCCGGCCAGCACCGCCAGCCAGAATCCGGCCGGATGACGGCACACACCCAGAGCCGAATCGTACAGGCACAAGCTCAGGTAGGCCAGCCCGCTCAGGCCGCCGACCAGTATCGCCAGCGTCGCGGCCAGGCCCGCCGTTCTCGCATTCTGCCCGATCAATCTCAACCACCGCCCCATCATAAATCTCACCTTGCCGGCTCAATTGAGCCAAAATCTCGCCTTCTCCTCATACTGCATTCGGCCATCCGGCAGAATGCGCACCACATTGTAAATACCGATAGCCGGGGGAATCCCTCCGCCACCAAAAAAATAGCAGCGTCCGGGCACGGGGTACGGAAAAAACAGCTCAAACATTTCTCACTTTCTCCAATATCTTCTATCCATCTACCTCAAAATGTAATTTCCAGAATCTCATTATGTTTTGGCAGGATCTCAGAAATGCTTCATATCAATGCCTCAAAAAGCTTATCGAACATTTTCATTTTCTCCTTTATCTTTGGACTCCCTATTCTTAATCTGCCTGTCGTACATCTCGCCCGGATCAGGCGGCTGATACCGCGCCCCGCACTTGGGGCAAGCCAGCCTCACCCGGCCACCGGCAAATCGTTGGGCGACAAACAGCTCGTAAAACGATTGAATGCCGCAGGCATGGCAGGTCATCGGTAGGGACGACGGGCCTTCTCCCAGGCCGGGCAGCTCACGCTCCCCCCTCTGGCGCAAAATGGCCGCCTCGGAGATCTGAGAAACGCGCACCGAGATAATCCACTGCTCGATCACCATACCTTGATCGTATGGCACATCATCCAGCCACAGGCCAATCGCCTCTTTTTCATCCCGCGCGTTGACGCGGGCCGTATGCGATACCGCCTGAGCATTACCAGCGCCACACTCAAAAATCACCTCGACCTCACCGCTTACCTGAAAAAACGACCAGCTCATTATGCCTCTCCTCCCCCGGCGGGCCATCCGGCCTCGCCGCGCTCCAGAAACCATATCTCCCAGGCCAAGCAACCGGCGCATCCAGCTACCTCGATCCCGTGCGGGCCAAGCAGACCATCCACCGCCCCGACCAGAGCCGGATTGACCACCACCCGGTTGGGAGGCGCGTAGCCGCCGGCCCGATTCTTCTCCATCGCCGCCCAGACCAACGCATCGGCCTGGGGATTGAGATCATTCAGATTGCAGTACGCTCGTGCCATTTGTCGCCTCCTCTACGGCCCGCCACATATCGGCCAGCCATTCATTATGCCTCTCCCGAATCCATTCCGCCGAAAAGAGCGGTCTGTCCCCCGGTGATAACTTCCTGATCTGCCGGTCCGACACCGGCCATCTGATTTCCGGTGTCGAGCCGGTCGTTTTCCGGCTCTCGTAGCTGGCATTTTCACGAGATCGAAACTGCCAGCACTCTTTACAATAGCCGGTCGGTCGCCTTTCTTTCCGTATTCTCCTCTCATTGCCATTTAGATCACACCCGCACCGGCGGCATGTATCCTCCGGCCAGGAGATTCTGCCTACTGCTATGCCCATCACTCACCCTCCTCCGGCCTCCAGTCGCAGGCCGGGCAAAAAATAATATCCACCTCGAATCCATCAACAGTATCCCGGCCATCGGCCAGGCCCGCCCCGCATCGGGGGCATATTTCCATATCCAGAAGCGGCGGACCGGCTCGATCTCCATCTATCCGGCTGATCTGGCCGCCGCGAATCCTGTCGCTGCGAGCCGTGCCGCCCAAGTCAATCTCGGTCCGCATCAGATCGAGATCACGGGCCAGCACCAGGCGATAGAGATAATTCGCCATCCAGCCGGCCATCACCTGATTTATCATCAGATTCTGAGCATCCCGCACCAGTAGATCAGCACAACTGAGATCATCCGACCCATCGCCGCCGCCCTGGGTGAGCAGGCCCGGCTCTTGGATATCGGGCCGGGGCAATTCGCTGCAAAATCCCGTCTCCGAGATCACCACCTGATGGCCGTTCCCGATCAGAATTTGCCCGCTCTCGTGGTCATTGCCGCCGTCTATCCACCATTTCCGGCGAGTGGGTGTATCCATCACGCGGGCGATCTCCCGCCGACCGGACGGCCCATCGACTGCTCCCAGGATCACTACCAGATTATCCAGCCCGATACTGAGATGATGCAGCTCCCGCTCAAAATCATCGGCCCGGAAAAATCCGACTACCGGCCTGATGCGCAGGCCAAAAGCGGCATTGTAGCGGGCGGCCAGGGCCAGGGATTTGCTGTAGCCGATTTCCGCCGGGCAGAAATTTTGCCGACCGACATTTTTGGCCTCGATATCATCCCCATCGACAAATGTGATCGCGATACCTGTATCCCGATCCCGCATTGCCCAGGCCAGCCGGGCCACATGCAGGGCCAGGAATGAGCCTGTGCCGCCGCATCCGATCAGATAGATATTGAGCCTGCTAAATTCTCCCGGCTCGATCCGGTATGGCATCATTCGCATATCGTCTGCCCGATGATATTTTCGTGGCAACGATAGCCGTGCGTGTATCGCTCATTGAAATGCCCGCCTGCCCCGCAAGCCAGCCCGATCAAGAGCAGAATAAAAAAGAGCAAGCGAATATCAATCCCAAATCCACCCGGCCCAATCTCGGCCAGTGTATCACCCTCATTCAGTGTATCACCCTCATTCATATGCCGGCGAATCAAATCGGCCAGCTCTTCATCCGACATTCTTGATAATTTACTCATCGTATCTCTCCTTAAATTGAATCAACCCATTGAAAATTTGACTGGCCCGGACCGGTATCCAATCGCCATACAGCCCGGCCCTGAGCCTGATCTCCGGAGCGGAGTAGATCCGCCCGATCACGCCGTACAGCCGCCCGCCATCCACCTCATCCCGATTATCGGTAGCCGAGAAATAGGCATTCATCCCGTGATGGCTGTGTAGCTCCAGGCCGACGGCCCGATCATCGCCGGGTCGGTAGATGATGCGCCCGGCGGTAGCCTGCTGCCTGGGCCGGGCCACCTGCCAGCCATCGGGGGTGAGATGGAATTGGTACATCTGCTCTATCATCGTCCCGCCCGGCCCGAATTGCCGCGCATCTTCCAGCACGACGGCCAGCAGGCGGACGGGAATGGGCGGGGCCAGCCACTCGAATCCCATCTGCAGCGGCGGCAGGCCGGGGATGTGCCCGGTCGCCGCCGTCGTCACCGCCCGGAAAAATCGGCTGCGGACCACTTTCGCCACGCCGCCCCGGTGCATCACGAAGCCGTACCGAATCGGGAGCAGATCATCAGGCCGCCGGTGAATGTGATACGATACGCCATTCGGAATCATAGCTCCCCCCCATCAACGATCAGATCCCGCAGCGATAATCCGGCGTCGATCAGATCAAGCTGGGGGTACTCCTCCCCGGATTCGTGCAGCTCATCCCACATACCCAGGATCGAATTTGGGTATTTGATGCTCTTGCCGTCGGATAGATGCTCATTGAAATTGCTGCCGAAAAAAAGATCGGCGGCCAGGCCTATCGTATCCGGTCCGGCTTCCGGGAAATCCACACTCCCCCGGCACACGCCCCGGCCCATATTCGGCACGGGGGCGCGGTAGAGCCGGGCCGATAGATCATCCGGGAATGTATGCCCATCCCGCAAGGCCCACAGGCCGTAGGCCCGGCCCTCCCCCACAAAAGCAAAGGCGGGCAAAAAGATATCCCGATTGGGCCGGTCTGCGGGAGCAACCCGCAATCGCCACCGCTTCGGCGGTATCCATATCGCGATACGCTGCTCACTGCCGTGCTGCTGCCAGAAGAGCGTATTTTGCGGCAACAGACCCGTGCCCAGATGCAAACTACCGGCCAGGGCCGCCCCCACATCCTGGGGATCGACCAGGTAGGCATCACCCGGCTCGCCATCCCGGTAGGGGCAGGCTACGATAAAATCATCGTAGAGCCACAGCTCCATTCTGATTCTGGCGTAATCGCCGGTGTAAAATTCAATGGCCGGGAAGATCGGAAATGTTGTCATCCGTCCTCCCTGTTCCGGCTGCGCTCCTCGCTGAAGCCGTCCGGGTAGCGGGCCTGTAGCTTCGCGATATTGGCAGCGGCCACTTGCTCAATTGAAGAGTCGAGATTCTCGGCTATGCGAGCCAGCGCGACGAAGATAAATGAGAGGGCGGATGCGATATTATCCCGATCCAGCTCGTGGCCGTGCGCGAGGTACTTCTTGATAGCATCGGCGATATGGCCCTGGCTATGCAGCAGAAGTCCACCCATCAGATTACGGCTCATGGCCCAATCAACAGTCAATTTCGTCGATATTATCGAGATAAACGATAGGCTAGCCTCGATATCAAGCAAATCGGTCAGCCGAGCCACGTACCAGAAAACGTCCCCGATCTCTTCCAGCTGTACCTCTCTATCACCGATCTCAAGTTCCCGGCCCAATTCTGCCATCTCGCCCGATAGCCCTAAAGCGGCAGAGGCCAGCTTGATCTCGTATGATAAATCCTCGTTGGCCGTTTTCGCGGCCAACCTGGTGTACTCATTGAAATTCATAATCCTCCTCCTAAAATGGAATCTCTTCCGGCTCTTCGGTGATCCAGGCGTGCAGTCGATCGGCCAGATCAAGGGCCTCGTATAATTCGTAGTCGCCATCCCGCTTCAGATGCACGAGATAGGCCTCGTCCACATCCCGGCCTGTCGCCCGCTCGATCAGCAGGCGATACAGATTGATCTGCAGCGAGTAGTTCGCCAGCTCGGAATTGTCGAGGTCGTCAAACGGCGGGAGCAGCCGTCCGTAATCATTTTCGGTACGGAATTTGAGGCCGGACTTCCAGTCGATCAGGCCAAGATTCTGGCCGTCGGTGTACACCAGATCGACCGTGCCGGCGATTCTCCAGCCGACCGAACCGACAATCTGCTCCACCCCAAGCGGGCCGAGCAGAATCTGGCCCGCATCCAGCCAGAATTTCTGGAATGCCCGAAATTCCGGCAGATCGGCGGCCCGGTTGACCGCCCCGCTTTCGGGATCAAGCACGGCCTGTATCGCCTCGTGCACTCGGCTGCCCCGCTCCAGGCCATCCCGCCGCTTCTGTTCCCACTCGGCCAGGATGACCGACGGCTCGACACCGCGCTCCCTGGCCTTGCGATTGGCCCAAAAATCGGCGTCGAATCTGGGCTTGAGGGCAGATAACCGCCTGGTGACGCTTTTCAGCTCCAGCCCCCCGTTGCAAAAATAGCGATGGCGAATGCCATCGAACTGAATATTATCGAATACTGATAGATCAATCATTACTCCTCCACTTCCTTTCTCCATAAAATAGTGCGCGGGACACCGCCCGCAGTCGATCATCAAAATGCTCGTAATCGGCGGCCCACCTGACAAATTCTTCATATGCCTCGATACGCCCCTGCGCTTCCGGCCAGGCCCGGCGCAATTTCTCGACATCGTCGGGACAGTCCCACTCGTACATCATATCCCATTCATCATATATCCTGCGCCATCCGGCCTCCGCATCCAAAAATGGATTGCCGGTCTCCCCGGCTACAATCTCGGCCACGACCGGGATATGGCAAAGGGGCGGCTCAAAATCGCTCCAATCGCCATACCAGAGCCGGTCTCTGGCCTCGTACAGATCATCCGGCTCTTCCCCCGGCATTTCGCCAACCTCCCAGATGATCTCCATCATATCATAGCTCGTGACGATCTCATCCTGGACAGCGGCGACCATCTGGACGGCGGACAGAGACTCGTCATTCTCCAGATCCTCCCGGCCGGGCCGGACGGACCGGTGCGGAATCCTGACCAGCAAATCGGCCATCATCCTGATCCCCTCCGGCTCATTATCATCATCATCCCAGCCCACAGATTGGGCGGCCTCATACAGCCCATCGAGTAGCTCCCAGTCGATCTCGAACCACTGCTCATCTACCATATCCAGAAATTCCCGCATCAGGTAGAGCCAGCCCTCGATGCTGGCCGCCTCACTGAAGGCGGGCCGGACGGCCTGGGGAAAATGCCGCTCGATCAATCGCATCACCCGCATCGAGCGGCCCGCATTACGCAGCTGGCGGGCCACCACACCCAGGCGGACCGGGCGATAGCGGGCCAGCAGGGAGTACGGCCTCAAAATCCGAGAGGAACGAAATTGGCCGGCGAGGGCCTCAATTCCGTGCATCTGCGCACCGCCTCCCTGGATCGCTTGGAGAGGTCGGCCAGATCCTCCTGGGCCGCCTCAATCTGTGAGGCAATGGCCATTGCCTCCGCCGCATCGTCCAGGCCGATCACGATCTCGATCAGATCAAGGCCGGGCTGGGGGGCGGGATGAAGGGCGGCAATCAGGATATCAATCATCCCTTCGTGCCCACCCGCTTGACAAACTCCACCGTCCGGTCGATCTCATATTTCTGGCCGTCCACCTCCGTCTCTACCGGCGTATCGCTGATATCGGTGGTGCAGTTGGCGAGGGCCGGGTAGGTCTCTCGCCAGTGATTTTTGATTTGATCCGGCTGGTACTGATCCTCTTCATCCACGAACTGGACCAGCACATCGCCAGCCTGATATTTATACAGCGTTGCCATTTTCACTCTCCTCCAGCCACTCTTTATCCGGCGGCTGATTTATGTATTCTTCCATCATATCCTGGGCCAGGCGACCCAGGTCATATTTGCTACCGCTCTCCAGGCCAAGCATCACATCCCCCCGCTTGGCCGATACCACCACCGGTCCATCATCCGGCACGCTGGCCGTGATGACCAGGGCCGGACGGCTGACCGCCGGCGACGGGGGAGGCGGGGGCGGCGGAGCGACCTGGGCAGCGGTCGGGGCAGGCGGGGGCGCGATATCCGCCGCCCGATCATCGGACCGGTGATCCGGATCAGGCCCGCCGGTGATAGTGGATGAGATATTGCCGGCAGGCGGCCCGTCCGGTTCGGGCGGGGGGCGGCTGATCGAGCGAGGTCGCTCCACACCATCCGCCCCGACCAGACTCTCGTGCCTCGGAATTTCCGAGGTCGCCTCCATCTCCCGGCGCACGGAGCGCACCGTTTTGTCGGTGGTGTGGCAGGCCCGCGCCACCACCGAATCAGACATCCGGCTATTGCGAGCCAGATAACGGCGGATTACGAGCCTTTTCTCGGAGCGGGTGAGCCGGATGCCGTGCCGGAGATTGTCCAGATCGGCGTACTCTCTGGCTTCATCCTCCGTGCCCTGCCGGATATCGAAGCTGGCCGTCTCCGCTCCGGCCAGCTGGTGGGCGGCGTAGCGATGGAATCCACACACCAACACCGTCCGATTCTGGCCTTCCAGCTCGAAGGCGACCATCGGCGGCAGGGCCTCAATGTGCTGGGCGTATTCATTCACCGCATCCTGATCGAGTGCGCCGATGCGGGGATTGAATGAATTGTCGACTTCTACTTGTTCTAGATTCATCTCTCTTGTCATCGTTCTCCCTTTCTTTTTAATAGATTCTTTTCTCTTTAAAGAGCTTTTAAATTCTTCTTCTTATGTGCCCGCATCGGGTGCAATTGCACGCAAATTATCTGTGAATGCACCCGAAGGCCGGGGCTGATTGAATGCAATTGCACGTAAAATGAGCGGATTGTACTCATCTGCATTCAATTGGAAGCAAAAAAAATATTATTACGTGCAATTGCACTTAAAACGCCGTTGTCGGGGGCGGGCAGATCAAGGCCGGCCAGAAGCCGCCGCCGATCACGCAGGGCCAGAAATGAATAGGCCCGCACCTGCTCCCAGGCCGATAGCTCAATTTTTTGCTCCCGCAAAAACCGGCGTAGCCATCGCCGGTGATCGACTCGCACCCGGCCCAGTCTGTCGGCCTGGCGGGGGGTGAGGAGAGGCGGATGCTGGTAGATCTGTACCGAGTAGTACGTGCTTCGTGGCTGGTCGCCATGTTTCTGGTAGACGGCCAGTCCCTCCGCTTCCAGGATTTCCAGCGCGCCGTGCCGCCAGAAACGGCAGGCCGGGCGGCCCTGCGGCCAATCGGCAGAAGGGCGCAGGCGGGTGAGGCTGCCGGGATGCAGGCCACAGCATTGCTCCCAGATCAGGCCGTCATCCCGGAGGGCCTGATCGAATCGGTGGCAGGTGCGCCATACGCCGGTGATCTGCTGGCTGTGCGCTCCCACCCGACGGGCCAGCTCCACCGCCCTGATCTCCACCGGCTCGGCCCATTGCAGCCGGGAATCGCGGCCCATCGAGCGGAGGAAATCCCACACATCAAATGGAGTGCTGCCCAGGTAGGATCGCCAAAATTGGGCCAGATAATGGCTGTGCTTGGCCCAGCCCGCCGCCATGTGATCCAGCCCGGCCAGCTGTTCGGCCTGGATTTGATCCAGGGCCGGGGGATCGGCTTCGGCGGCCTGGACGGGAGGGGGATCATCATCGGCCCGATCGGGCGGCTCGCTGCCATTGACCACAAAATCGACGGCCAGCGGCTCACCGGCCACCGCCCGGACCGCCTCCTCGATGCGGGGGCGCAGGCGGACATCGAGCCAATCCCGCTGCCATTCGGCCTGGCAGGAGACGATCACCCTGTCACCCAAACGACGACCGGAAGTATCGCGCACGAACTGCCGGTAGGCCGGCGTGTCGATCTGGAATGACGCGATCTGCTGCACCTGCTGCCAAAATGATGATTGCATTGTCTAAAAAGTTCCTTTACTATTCTGGAAAAGCCCGCCCGGCTAATCCCTCTGGCCTGGATGATCGGCCTGGCCGCCGGCTGGGTGACTGCAGCGGATATCTCTGGCCCTGAACCTGATCCTGCCCAGCAACGTAAAAATCTGGGCCAGCTGGACCACCGCCGGGCCGGGCAGATCATTGGCGTGAATCTCCGAGATATTGGCGATGATCTGCTGGGCCTCAAGGGAGGCGTCCAGGATATCATCGCGGGCCGATCTATTCATCAATCTCGAATACCTCTCTGATTTCCCGCACCGTATCGCGCCAATCACGCTGCTCGTGGCGCAATGACCGGATGATGATCGGCAGGCCGGCGGTCAGGAATGAGATGAAAATCACATTCCAATTTTCCGCCGGGATGCGCCAGCGGGCAATCAGCAGGCAGCCGCCCACCCCGACCACGACCGATAGCCAGGTCCGCTGCTTGGCGAGAAAATCGCCGAACGGATGAAATTCGAGGAACAGGGCGTAGGCCGTGCCGAAAATGAGGCCGGCGATAGCGATTTGCCACATCATCACTCGCCGCCATTCAATACGCGAAATGCCGCCTCAGCCTCCTCCCCCAGGGGATCAAGGCCAAAAGCGGCATTTATTTTCTGCTTGAACTCATCGGTGGCCGGGGTATACCCGGCCTCGACCGTGCCGATCAGAGAGCGACCGACACCTGATTTCATTGAAAGATCGTGTTGCGTCCAGCCGCGAAGCCGACGCAGCACTTTCAATCTATCCTGGTATGATACCATAGTTTTTTCTCCTTTGTGAATTAAAGCGTATCACAAAAATAGCGGATTGTCAAGGGGGAATGAGAAAATTGGCCGAAATTGGCCGGATTGAAGCAAAAAAGCCCCGGCCTGGCCGGGGCTTTTTTCAATATGATCTGGGGATGTCGATACTAATCGGGCCTACTTGAATGGCCCAACAAATATCGTAGACCGGCATTATACCGAAATAGAAAAAAGTATCCCAATGAGCCGGAAAATAGAATGAAACGCCTACTCTATCGAATCCGGCTCGAAGCCCCACTTCCGAGGCGGCAATTTTGAATGATCCAACGCTAAATATGACCTCACAAGACAGCATTCCCCTGTAATCCTTTATCATATTTCAATCTCCTTCTCTGCTCTCTTCCAAGAGCTTATGCCATCGGTAAACACCAATTAATCTCCTTTTTTGGCGGGGCGCGATGGATGGACCATCGCGCCCCTGATAAGATTCATTTCCTAACAACTCTAAGGACAGCCTTCCTCTCTTCCTCGTGATTTTTGGGATTGCCAGGGGCGGCGCGAAGCTCGTACTTCGCGATTACCCCGGCCAACAATTGAGGGATCGACAAACCAGCCTCCGAAGCAAACAGATGGAGGGCCTTTATGGCGTAGTAGGCCATATCCACCGATTCGGTGAGCCGGTCGTCGCAATCAATTGTAAATAAGTACTCTTCGCGCTCCTGTTCGATTTTTCTGACCGCATCCCAATCCGGCAGGCCGGTTGGGAGTTTGTCCGCCAGATAGAGGATCTTTTGTATCTGGCAGCCCACCTGATTGTGCCCGTCTGGGTCGCGGACCAAGAGGCGGTCGTGCAATTGGGCCACACGATCATTAAGAGCCTTTGCTTCCGGGCTTATTTCCTGTGGACTTATGTTCATGTTGCTTCTTCTTTCGGGGCGCGACTCTTGCCGCGCCCTTTGCTCATAATTATTTCAATGAGATCTGGCACTGCATGCCCAGCAGTCTCTATGGCCTGCAGGCAGTCTTCTACCGTCGACCCATCATCCGTATCCAGATCCAGGTCTGGGTACTGACGGACGATGCGCCTGGCTAAGCGTGCATTGACACTTATTATCGACGACAGACTTTTTCCTATTTTGACCCCATTATCCATTTTTTTCTCCTCTGCGGGACGCGACAGCCTGGCCGCCACGCCCCCGATAATTTTACTCAATCTCCCGGTACTGCAGCCGCTTCACGGCCACAATACGACCATCAGCATCCCGAACCGCGCTGTCCGGCCCGGTATCCGGGCAGACAAGATCAAGACGATTCGAGATCGCATCCATGACCATTTTTGACACTACGATCAGGACGCCTTCTTCGGGAGAAGGCAGATCGTCGGATGCCTGGTATTCTTTCTCGACGAAGGTGATTCCGTCTACTACTTGGGGGCAGCCATCGATCTTCTCCCGAAGGCGAATGCTGCCCTCGGAAGGAAGATTCATGATCTCGTTGCCCCCCTCATCCACCACGACCAGGGGATGAGGGGTGAAATTTCGTAGCTCAGCCCCGTGCTCAGTTAGACTTCTAAAATTTGGATGGTACATCTTTATTCTCCTTTTTATAGGGGGCTAATCGCCCCGGATTTTATTTTGCGGCGTCGCCCACCTGACCGGCCTACTGCACCCTGCCGGATTTTTCGCCGCCACCATCAGCCTTACTGTGCTTGCCACCAACAGGAATCGAACCTGTTGGTGCCGCAGATGGCTCCCACGCACTCGCCTTAGGTGGCTTATCGCCGCCTGGGGAACGATCCCAGGTACGCCTCCCGGCGACAATGCGACCCAGCTTGTGCCACAGTCCCGGCCCACCACCTGAATGATGGGCCGGAAGCGTGGTACGAGCCGCCTACCCTTGATGCCTGAATGGATACGCCCAATCCATCCAGGTCCACTCCCCGTCCGCGCACAATTCGGGCAGGTCGTGATCTGAAATGTCGGACCACAAGCGGAGGTTCGTTCGTCCGCCTCTACCCCGAATTGTGACCAACTCTACCAAAGGCTCGCCATCCTTGATGATGGCGGCCAGCGTTTGGCCTTGAAAGTCATCACGGGAGAGATGACCCAAGCCCTGGGCGTAAAACTCTTTCTCTACGCCCTTCTTGGCCCGAAATACGCAGGGTCGTTGCCCCCCGTAATCGTCATCCTCTGAGCGGCAAAACCAGCCGCCCAGCTCGTGTTCCATCGGCTGCCCACACAGCGGGCACGCCGGAGCTTGCCTTTCTGATACGAGACTCGCCTTTCGGCTCATCTCGTTTGCTGCTAAGATTGCTCCCAATCCCTTACCCATTTCGTTTCTCCTTTTGGGGGGGGCGCGACAGCCGGGCCGCCACGCCCCCGATGAATTATCTGCTGGCCTCAATCAGGCGGGCCAGATGGCCCGCCTGATTGATTTCATCTTTCTTGGCCGCCAAGAAAGATGAAATCGAGTCTAGCACTTCGAAAGTCTCTCTAATAGAGAGACTTTCGAGATCTCGGCGGGTAATGCCGAGTTCTTTAAGAACCGGCGGCAACTCTCCGCCGATGAACGAGACAAGGGGCAAAAGGTGGGACATACGATTTTTATTCTCGGGAAAGAGTGTTTCCCAGGCCTTCCCCTCAACCTCAATTTCTTCATCTCCGCCGTATCTGGCGATCATCCATTTTTCAAAAACTTGCATTTCTTTATCTCCCTTTTCTTACCGGAGGGCCAATCCCTCCGAACTATCTATATTATACCGCACTTCCGATAGATTGTCAAGGGCCAATTTCGGAATTGCGATGATTGGCCCAATCCGGGATTATCAGATCAAAGTCTGACCGGCTTTTTTCCATCCGCTTGAGATGATCCAGGGCGTCCGGCAAGCAGTAGAAGCCAGTCAACCGAGTGCTCCCTCGGAATTCATTCCACTCCATTATGTGGAATTCGCTCGTAATTCTGAGAGAATGATCCCACGGCCAGAATCGGGCCGAAAATAGAATGGAGAATATGCTATCCAGATTGAGCCACACCTCCCACTCGCCATATAGGACCGGGCCATTCGGAGATATAGCAGATGCTCCATCCATCCAAGCACCGGATAGATTAGCATTATCCGGTATATCAAGATGCGATATAATCTCATCCCGAAATATTTCTTTGTAGCCGGGATGATCGGCCCAATCAAAATTCCCGATGCGGAAACTAATTTTCCGCCCCCAGGAGGGCAATAGCCTGAGAGCCTGCTCGAAATCATCGCACTCAGGACAGATGGCTCGCAGGCCGTCCGGCGTGTAAGCGGCGGAATCATCACCCCACGATATTTGGTTTTCCCGGACCAGGAATAAATGAGGGTAGAATAAATCATTCAATTCCGTAATGCGGGCCATCCTGTCCCAGTCTGCGACGCAATGGACGATCCTCATTTCTCCCCACCCCCAGGAATGACCTCGATCAGATCATTCGGCTCGATCTCCAGGGCCTCAAGCAAGCGGCCCAGGACATCGACGCCGATCATTTTGCCGCGATTTTTGACGATCTTCCACAATGTATCTGTGCTCATATCGCCGGCCATCGCGGAGACCTGGGCATAGGTAAGGCCGCGCTCTTCCATAATCTCATCTAATTTAAATCGAATTGGCATAATTTTCACCTCCGCTTTTATCGTACCATAGATTGTATCGGAATGTCAATAGGCAATTTACCGTATTTCCGAAAGTATAACAAAAGTCGTGTAAATGCGCTTGACAATCTATCGGAAGTGCGGTATAATAAGAGGGAAGTTGGAAATAAAAAAAACCCCCGTCGGACCTGGTACGTCCGACGGAGGCAAACCCATAAAGGAGATTAGTACAATGATAGCACAAAATAACGATCACGTCAACCCCCTTATTGAGCGAGAGAGCACTACCGCCGTCCGCCACGATGCCGAACGGGGCGTCTGGCTCTCTGTCAACGGCCAGGTCCAGGAGCATGGCAGCCATCAGGAGGCAATGCTCTCGGCGCTCCGGACCGACTACCCGGACGTGGCCGCCCAGGTCGAGAGCCTGGCCGAACTGAGCGTCCCCCCGACGCTCCCCGCCGATATCCAGGAGCAGGTCCGGGCCGCCACCCTGATCCGCTTCCTCAAGGCCGCCCAGCTCCTCATCGGCGGCCACATTTTAAGCGATTCCCGCGTGGAATCGCAGACGGAGGAAGGCCGGATGTACCGGGTCAGCGAGATCGGAATGCCGAAAGAATGGCATTGCGACTGCCCGGACTACGCCCACCGCGCCCCGGTCACCGTGTACGGTGGCCGGATGTGCAAGCACGTCGCCGCCGTGTTGCTCGCCTACTACGGAGAGTTCCCGGTCCGCTGCGGCGACTGCGACGGCCTGGGCCATTTCCCCGGCATTCCCGGCATTGAGGGGGAATGCACCTGTCGGACGGGGTACGATACCATCCGGAGGGACACCGAGATCGGCCATTTTCATCTGGCCGATGAAGACATCCCATTTTAATTTTTCGTCGAGGGGGCGGTAGCCCCGTCCCCTCTTTACCCAAGAGGAGATGATTGATAATGAATAAAGCAAATTTCTACTACGATTTTTCAGGTAGATACTCCGAGGATGATGAAGGCAACCTTGTGTGCCTTTGTCACTCTTGCGCCGAACGGATCGAGGCCGGTGATCCCGGCGCGATACAATTCGCGTCACGCGGCTCAGAAATTTTTTGCGAGATATGCGAGGATGAAGGCGGCATTTTGGCACTTGGCCGCGTCATCGGCTGGCTAGAGGAGTGCGAAAATGTCGGATAATATCATCGCCCAGGATGGCCTGAATGAAGCGCAAAGGGCCGTCCTGAGCCAGAGAACCCCGGCGGATGTCGTGAAGAGCCGCCGGGGGCGCGGGGGGACGAAACTCAGCTACGTGTCACACGATTACGTCACTCGAACGCTCAATCAGGCCTTCAATTGGGCCTGGTCGTTCGAGGTAATTGAAGAAAAAATCTTTCCGGCCCTCGATGCGCCGGAGGAAATCATCGTCAAGGGCCGCCTGGTGGTTCACGCGCCTGGCGGCGACATCACCAAAGAACAATTTGGTGGTGCGTCCGTCAAGCGCACCAGACAGGGCGATATCATCTCCCTGGCCGATGATTTCAAGGCCGCGGCCAGCGATGCGCTCAAAAAATGCGCCTCGCTGCTGGGCGTCGCCCTCGATCTGTACGGCGATAGCCCGGATGTATACGGCGGCGGCCAGCCCGCCCCCGCCCCCACCAACGGCAGGGTCATTCAGGGGGACGGGCCGAAGGCCAGATTTTTCCGCCGGGTGCAGACCGACTTGGGCCTGGCGGTCATGCGGGCCGTCAAAATAATGCGAGAAAATGGCTTCGATCAGTACGATGAGGCCAAAGAGGATGAAATGTGGGCCTTGCTTCAGCAATTTGCCGAAGAGAAGGCCCTGCCGATAGAGGAGTAATTTTGTGGCCCGGTCGGGGTGCGCCCTGGCCGGGCCGATAGGAAAAAAAGATGACAAAATGTGATCTATGCCCCGCCCCGGCCCAAACCAATCTGGACGACCTGCGGCTATGCGCCAAATGCGCCAACCAGGTCATTGCACCGGACGGCCAGCTGTGCGACCAATGCGGCGATCCGCTGACGGCGGCTGATGTCGCCGGGGGTGAGACGATCTGCCTGGCCTGCGAGGCCGAGCATATCGCGCGGCGGGCGGAGGCCGCCGGACGGAGTCCGCTGCTGGCCTATGTCCGATTCCGACTGGACGGATCGGATACCTCGGAATCTCCGAGGTAAATGAATTTACCAATTTACCGTATTTCCGAAAGTATAACAAAAGTCGTGTAAATGCGCTTGACAATCTATCGGAAGTGCGGTATAATATAGATAGTTCAGAGGGGATGGCCCTCCGGTAAGAAAAGGGAGAAGAAATGAAACTTTATCACGGAACTTCCAGCTCAAACATTCAATCAATTCTTGATCGCGGCCTCCTAGCAAGCCGTCCCACCGATGTGAATTACGAAATATTTGAAGAGCGGGCAGGCGACCACCCCGGCGTTTCGCTCACTCCGAGAATGGGCGCGGCGTTTCAATACGGCGATATCGTCATCGAGGTCAATCTCGACCTCGATGATTTCGACACGACCGAGATCCCGATGTTTGACGAAATCCTGGTCAACGACCAGGATGTCCCGGCGGAATTTATCCGCACCGCCTGGAAGGACAACGGGCGGACCTGGATCCCCCGGCAAGAATTTGACGACCGGAAGTACACCCTGGCCTCGGACAGGGTGGATTACGTGGACACGGAAGATGGAGAAGAGGAGTGGATCCACGTGTGGGAGATCGAAGAAGTGAGGTAATTTGCACCACGCTTCCGGCCCATCATTCAGGTGGCGGGCCGGGACTGTGGCGCAAGCCGCAAAAAAAATCCGGGGCGATTAGCCCCCTATAAAAAGGAGACCAAAAATGTATAAGCTTCATATGATGTTCTCGAGGAAAATCAGCACGAGCCTGATAGATAGTTTGCTAGAGGAATTTCCAGGCTTGTCCTGGAATATGGGCCGAGGGCACGGATCGGTCCACAGGTACAGCATATATCTCATAGATGAAAATAATGAAGAAGATGATGAACCATCCCTCCGGCAGATGGAGGCTGCTGGGCGGATTGAGCATTTGGAGAATGAGATTCTCCAAATGAGAGCCTTGCATCGAAAGGCTCGGATGTAATCTCGAAAAGCCCCCGGCTGCGAGGCCGGGGCGGATAAAGAATAAATCTTGTCGGGGGTGTGGCGAGAGTCGCGCCCCTACCGAAGAAGAGGAGAAATAAAATGGAAGACATTAAAGTCGTGGATATTTCCGCCAATATTGATCTCAATATTGGAGATCGAGTCCGCCTGATAGAGGTGAACTCGATGTACACGAGCGTACCCTATGGGTACGATGTGAAAATCGGAGATACCGAAACGAGTTTTGGTATCTCCATCTCTGAGGAGAAGGAGCCCACTGAATCGTGGCAGGGGACGCACCGAGTGTCGACCTCTACGGATTGCGGAGGGTACATCGTGGACGATATGGAGCGTCTCTCGTTTGACACCCTCCGTGTTCGTCTAATCCCTCGTTGAATGAAAGGCTACCCCAAGCCCCGACCTGATGGTCGGGGCTTTTTTTTTTATCTCCCCAACGCCGCATCCACATCGGCAGTCGTCACCGTCTCCGGCGCATCCTCACCGATCTCGGCGGCTACGATATCCACCAGCCGCAGCGAATTGGCCGCAATCACGGCCTCGATTGCATCGGTGGTCTCCTGGCTCAGGCTCTCCAGATCGGCAGCCAGGCCGACGCACACCTGCACGGCGGCCAGATCGCCATTAGCCAATGCTCGCTCCAAATGCTCGATCAATTTCTGATATCCATACAGGGGGGCTAGCTCCGCCTGCGCCCCACCGGCGGCAATGATCGCCTGGAAAAATTCGAGAATCGACAACGGATTGAGGCGGTATGCCTCGGTGATCGCTGTCGCGAGATCCGTGCTACTCGTCTCCGGCCAATTGGGGCCGGAGCGATGACATGCGATTTTGATTATCATGCTACCCTCCCGATCACGACTCGATATAGCTCCTGCCCGGTCGTTGGCGCAGTGCTGGCAGTGAGCAGCAGCTGGATGTACGGCGCCGCCTCCGGCACCGACACCTCGTAGTGGTCTCTATCTGAGGCTGTTGCCCCCCCGGCACTTCCGCCCTGCCCTTCCTTTCCATTTCCCATTGAGATTCTCACATCCGTAGAGGCGGAAAGCGTGATCTCCATGAGCTTTGAGGAGCGGGAATTTGATACCACCGTATTGTTCCAGGCCGAATATAGGCCCAGGGTAGTGGCCTGATCGAAAAAATTAGCTCCAGTTCGGATATGGATAAAGATATCCCGCCAATAATTTACCGCCAGTGGGATCACAATGACCGAAGTCGTGCCGGGAGTGGATCCATCCGTAGAGCCTAATAGCCCGGTGTGTAAATTGTAAAAAAGAATATCATCAATATATTTCTCACTGCTATCAATATCCGAGAAAAGGGCATTTGTGATCCCGCCATCCATAGCATGGAGGGCAGCCCGTCGCGCCGACATCCGCATCCTGCCGATATCGCCGCTATCCACCTCGGATACCGTGCCCTGGTACACCCCTCCCGCCGGGAAAATCTCACCCGTCGCCGCCGTATCATCCGTCGCGCCGGTGGCAAGTCTATTTGATCTCAGTACATCGCTCATATTTCCTCCTATGCTACAGTCAAGGACGGTTTTGTCGTTATATCACCGACTGAATTTCTTGTCACCGCCGATTGCGTCACCGTTTTCCCACTATCGGAATGCGTAATGGTGTACGCATCGACGCAAAAGAAGGTGCTATTTTTCGTGGTGGTGGTGAATGTGCCCGCCGATCCATCCGGCCATTTTACGGTAGCCGTCGTCACCACTCTGTCGGAGTCCCACGTGATCGAGGTCGCCTCATAATCGCCGCCTCCCGCCCACTCTTTTAGTAGCTGGTCATCGGCGGTAGAGCCGCCGATGTAGGCGTCCAATTCGTCGAATCTATCATTCAGGTTGGCCGCCGTGATTGCATCCGTTGTCGCCAAATCTGTGAAATTTGTGCCCATTTAGCCTCCCAGCCAGGCCTCTATCTGCCCGGCGATAATTTTGCTATCGAATCCCATCACCTCCGCCGGCCTGAGCCGTGCCCTCCGTCCGGTGAACGATTCCTCTAGCGCGTCTACGATGCTGTCGACATCGCACACAAAAATCTTGTGCGAATCTCTGGCAAACATCCATTGCCCCGATACCGGCCAGCCATTGAAAATGATCTCCTCGGTGGCGTGGGCCGCCGGAGCTATCACCGGCACGCCGCAGGCCTGGGCCTCCAGCACCGGCAGACCGAATCCCTCCCAGCGCGATGTATTCAGGAATGCATCGCTGGCATTGAATAGATCGGCCATGTAATCATCCCCCAATAAAAATGCGCTCGATTCCATTTCGGGCGGAAACCACACCCGCCCGGCAATGCCCAGCCGCTCGATCATCCGATCCAGAGCCATACCACCCCCTCGATTTGTGTGCAGATAGAGCCGGGCCTCCGGGTGCTTGCCCGCGAAAATGGCGAATGCCTGTAATGCCTCCGAGTAGCCTTTGCTATCAAAATCGCGATTGATTCCGATCATCGAGATCAGGAAATAATCACCAAATTCCCGAAATCGCCGCCGCCGGGCTTCCATTTTATCAGCCGGGGCATACACGTCCAGATCGACCGGGCAGGGGATATGATCGGCCTCGATCCCGAATTGGGCCAGAGATCGCGTCCCCCAATCGGAGTAGATCGCCACCCCACCGGCGGCCCGGAAACCGGCCAGCACGCTATCTGTCTCAAAATCGTGATGCACCGGCGACCAGGCATGCACCCCGATTCGCTCCATCACATCCGGCGGGATACGATGCACATCACAGCAAAGGGCGGTGCGATCCGCCTCGACAGCCCCGGCCAATTCTCCGATCAGGCCGGAGCTATTAAATGATATGATCTTGATCCGGCGGCCATCAAGATCAAGATCGAATGGCCGGAATCCCACCCCCGATAGCATCGCGGCCACAATCACCTCGTGTCCGGCGTCAACCAGGTGCGGCAAAATGCGCCGGGACAGGACGCCGTAGGAAAATGTCGATTGCGGATTGTAGCTATGCCATAAAATTCTCATGATACCGTAATCCCCTGGATGACGGCCAGAATCTGGGCCTGAAAAATCACATCTCCCCGCCCGCTGCCCGGCTCGATCCTGATTGTGTGATCCTGCTGCAGCGTGGCCGCCGCCAGGATATCGCTGGTAATATCCAGCTCGTATGTGTAATCATTCCCGGCATCCAGCGTGACCCCGCTGGCAACAATCGAGCCGTTGACCCGGATTGTGAGCGAATCGGGTCGCTGGGTATCCTCGAAAATGCCATACTGGGTGGCGTGGGTATGATCCGGGATGGTGACGCTGTGGGAGTGGGCCTCGATTGATACGCTATGAGTATGATCGGCCACCGATACGCTGTGGGTGTGATCGGCCACCGATACGCTGTGGGTGTGATCGGCCACCGATACGCTGTGGGTATGATCGGCTACCGATACGCTGTGGGTATGCGTCGATTCATCCGATGATGTTTCCGTCGTGCCTCCGCCGTCTTCGGATGTAAGATTTTCCCCGCCGTCACTGGAACTTGTTTGCGCATCGTCCGGCGCGCCGGCCGTGCCGATTTTTTTGATCGGAAATGAGCTATCAGATGAATCGTAGCGCAATGTCGGTAATGATGTATTTAATGAATTCTTGATCGTGACATTGTGAGTATGATCCGATGTATTCACGGCGTGAACGTGATCCACTAGCGTCAATGAATGGCTGTGGGCCTGTCCGCCCTGGGTCGTCTTGTTGATCGAGCCGCCGCCGAGCGTCGTCTTATTGATCCCCCCGCCGTCGAGCGTCGTCTTATTAATCCCCCCGCCCCCCAGCGTCGTCTGATTGATCCCCCCGCCGCCGGCGGTGGTCTGTTCCACGCTACCATCATCGGTGCTGGTCTCCGTCGTGCCACCGTCATCGACCACCGATTTCACGGAGCTTTTGAGCGGCTCGCCGACGACCTGGATTTTCACGTACCAGATATCGAGCGTCTCCGGTCCGAGCGTAATTGTAAAATCGGCGCTCACGCTATCGGCCTGGGAGACCCGCTTCACATACGGCCCTTGCGTGTACCGGCTGATCGTCGGTTGCACGTGGATCTGGGCCGTTTCAAAGGCCCGGATCGTTTCGGCCAAGAGATTCTCGGTCGTTTTTTCGCTGACCCCGTTTTCGTTCAGCTTCAGGCTGGCCCGCACCCCGTCCCCGAACTCCTCGGAAATTTCGAGGATATAAAATTCCTTGCCCTGCCCCGGCTGGCTCTCATCATCTATATCCAGCCAGGTCAATCCGCCATTGCTGTCACGCGCCTGGGCGAAGCCCCGGAACATCAGCCTCACTTTGTCGCCCGGCTGGACCAGGCCCGGCTGCCAGTCGGCCACCGATACATCGTATGTGATCTGCCGGTCCTTCAGCCTGAGCAGGCTGGCAAGGGTCGCCTCGTACAGGATATTGGCCGCATACTCCCGCGCCGCCGGGCTGTTGGAGATGGGCCGCAGATCTTTGCGCAAAAATCTCCGCTCGGTGAGGCCATACGTGCTGATGCTGCCGGAATCTTCGAGATAATAGTAGCTCCCCCCGCCGGGCAGGGCCGCCGATTGCACCGGGTATCCGGCCTGGGTGGATGTCGTCTCGCTCAGATCAATCGTCGCCACCCCGACCGCTCCGCCAAACGGGATCAACCGATTGACCACATCTCCGCCCCGATACGATACCCCGATCTGCTCGATCCGGGCCACGCTGCGGGTGCGCCGCATCCCCGAAACGGAGGCGAATTGAGAGCCGCCGACCAGCAGCAGACCGCTATCATCCCCGAATGCGCCAAAATCGAGCGTCTTGCTGGTCGCTCCCTCCCGGAAATGGTAATCAAATGTCTCTGCCAGCAGCCGCACCCCGTCATACACCGTCTCGTACCAGAAATCCATCGGGGCGGGCGTGGTGATTGTGTCCACATCCCCCAGAGACCAGCCCGATCTGAGCGGCACGATCTCGCTCAGTACATCATTCACGGTATCGGTCGCTCCATCAAAAGATCGCTGCAGCACGGTCTGGCGGGCCAGATCTCGCAGTCGCCCGCTGGCCTGCACCGAGACCGCCGCGCCTCCGGCCTGGGCCTGCACGCCGTGATCGAGATAGCTGCATTCGCCCAGCAGATGCGTATCGCCTCCGCTGGCCCAATACACCCGAAAATCGCTACCCTCGATATTCTCGAATGCCGGGTCTGCCACCGATACATCGAATGCCCATTTGCCGATTCGGTCCAGGCCCAGCGTGCGCCGCACCCGGCTGGCTGTCCTGATCGGCTGATTCCCGGCCACAAATCCGGTGGTCGGATCTAGCAGATCAATCCGTATCATCGGCGATCTCCTCTGATCGGCGGCTTCTGGCCTGCTGCTCTTCCTGCCATTTTCTCAGATTATCCCGCATCACGTCGGTCAGGGCCAATTGTATCTCCATATGGGGTAGATTTGCCACCTCATACTCCACCCGGCCATTCTCAATCGTGATGATGATATACCGCTTTGCCATTAAAAATATGCCTCCGCATAGTAGAGCCTGAATGTGCAGCTGGCCCCGCTATCATTCGTGATTTTGATCTCATTCGCCCCCGGCTCAAGTCGGAATGGCTGAATCTGCCCCCAGGCCGTGCCCAGGGTGATGTTGCTCCATTCGCCGCTCGTGCCGTTTTTTTTGGCGGTGTATGTGGCAATATCGAGCGTGAATCTATCACCGCTCGATAGCGTGCCCGCCCAGGAGAATTGATGCTCATTCGTCAGATTCTTCACTTTCGGATTGCCGATTGCTCCGTCAAATTCGATCATCCCGTCAAATACCCGGCCATTACCGCCATTTGTGATCGTAAATTCCGTCGTGGTGGAGCTGATTGCCTGCTCCGCCACATTTTGCCCAAAATCCCAGCCAGCCGTCGCCGCCTCCGCGAATGTGCCCAGATGATCCCCCAGAAATAGCATATCCTCGTAATCCCACCACACCGGCCATTTTCGCTCCCAGGTGACACTCACCGGCAGCCAGCCATTTTGCTGGTGGAAATATTCCATCCGCGCCCGCGCTTCGGTGCATTTGGCCCACGTGCCCCGATACGATCCATCCGGCAGCTGGGCCACCAGCACCCGCTCCCCCTGATTGGCGTCATTTTGGGAGAGCATCATCTCGCCGATAAATGAATCGACCGCCGTCTGCAGTGCGCTGGCCGATGCTGCCGATATGATGAATGATTTGCTGATCGAATCGACCGCCAGCGGATCCGGCCCAAGCCCGACCAGATCAATCGCCCCGCCCCGGCCCGGCACAAGCACCCGCGCCCCCCGCCGGGACGCGCCCTGAGATTCTTCCATATCCAGCTGCTCGGTGGGTAGCGTGTAGCCGCCAAATTGCACAATATACATTAGAATCCCTCCAGGATCTCTTTCACGCTACGCCCCACCTGCTGGCCCATCGCAAATCCGCCGTCACCACCACCCTGGACCTGGACCACAATCTGGCCGATGCTCACCCCCGGCGGCTGCTGGTCCGGCGGGGTGATCGTCTCCCCGCCGTGAACAATCGCCAATCGCGGCTGGCCCTCTGGCCCTCCGACCACGCCGCCCTCGGCGAATCCCTCAATTGTGCCCGGATTTGCCCCGAATCCCTGGGATGCGCCAAATGAGGGGGCACTATTGAAAATGTCGGTGATCCTATCGACGAATCGGCGGGCTTCCTCCAGTTGATCGGCGTAATTATCGCGCCTGGCTTCGGCGATATTTTCCAGATGATCCCGCACGTCGGCCAATTCCTGGCCCTGGGCGCGGGCCAGGGCCTCCCGCCGATCCTGGTAATTTCGCTGCTCATTTTCCAGAGTGCGCCGGGCCTGCTCCACCCGCCGTTGCTCCTGCTCCTGAATGCGCTGCAGCTCCTCCTGATGCTTCCGATCCAGATTGGCCTGGGCTTCGGCGGCGGCGGCCTGGGCGGCGGCTATCTCCCGCCGGGCCGATTCACGGGCCTCCTGCTCCCGCTGGGCCAGAGCCTCCTGCCTCTCGGCCAGATCATCCTCAATCGCCTGCCTGCGGCGGGCCGCCTCTTCCTCAATCGCCTGCCGGTCGGCGACGGCCTCCTGCTCCAATTCGGCCAATTTTGCATCGAGTCGCTCCTGGAGAGCCTGCCGGGTCTGGGCCAGATCCTCCTCAATGGCCGCCTGTCGCTCCCTGGTCTCCCGTTCGGCGGCTTCAATCGCCTGGTTCGCCTCCCGCTCAAGGATGGCCGCCTTGTCATCGGCCTTTTGCTGCAGATCATCAAGCTCCTGTTGAGCTTCCCGATTCAAAATTTCCCGGCGGGTACTGGCCTCCCTCTCGGCCTCGTTGATGGCGGCCTGGGCGTCTCGCCGGAGAAGCTGCTCTTTTTCGGCGATGCGCTGCTCAAGGATGCTGAGTTCCTGGTCGCGCTGCGTTTCCAGGGCGGATTTCTCCTCAGATTCCTGCTGCTCAAGCTGAGCCAGGGCTTCCTCGCGATTGAATTCCAGAATCTGGCGGCGGAATGGGTCAGCCTCGGCGAATTGGCTCTCAAAATCCTGATTGATCGCCTGCCTGTCTCTGGCAAATTGCTGCTCCAATCGGAGCAGATCGCCCTGAAATTGCTCCGTGATTCCCAGCCGATCCGCTTCGGCCTCCCGGCGTAAACCGGCCAGATCATTCGCCAAATCCTGCTCGATGCTACGCCGCTCGTCGGCCAGATCACGATCCAGATCGGCCAGATCATCACTCAGCTCCCGCTGCACGTCGGCCCGATCCCTGCCCAGCCGCCGGTCCAGATCGGCCAGGCTATCGGCCAGATCGCGCTCGATATCGGCCCGATTCTGGGCCAGATCTCTAATCAGATCCTCGATGCGCTCCGCTGCCTGCCGCTCCGCCTCTTCCCGGCGGCTGGCCGCATCCCCGATAGCCGCCTCTCGATCAGATTCCAGGCTACGCTCAAGATCGGCCAGATCCCGCCCGGCCTGCTCTCTCAGATCGGCCAGGCTTTCGGCGGCCTCAGATTCGGCGGCCCGGCGGTCAGCGGCCAGATCGGATAGGGTGTCGTTGAGGTCGCGCCGGATCTGCTCCCGGTCGGCGGCCAGATCGCGCTCGATCTCGGCGGATTGGCGGGCAAAATCGGCCTGAGCCTCAAGCCTGGCTTCGGCGGCGGCCTCGGCGGCCTCGGCTGTGGTGCGAGCGATATCCTCCTGGATGCGGGCCACCCGCTGGGCGTGGGTAAATTCGAGGTCGGCGATACGCTGATTGTACCGCTCTGTGGCGGCGGCCTGCTGGGCTTTCGCTTCCTCCCAGGCAGCGGCGGCCTGCTGGGCGGCGGCCTGAGCCTCGATGGAGAGGCCGGTCTGCTGATCGGCGGCCTGAGCCGATTGGCTGGCGAATTCATCCAGGGCCGCCTCCGATTCCGTCCACCCATCCACGACCTGATCGTAGGCATCTCGCCATGTATCCCCCAGATTGAGCGTCAAATTTCCCAGTCGCTCCAGCGATTCATTATCCTCGCTCAATTGCTGCCGGATCGCCTCTAGTGGATTCTCACCCTCGGCCAGTGCCCGAAATCCGGCCAGCAGGCCATTAAATGTCTCCGCGGCTGCCCCGGCAAATGATTCCTGAGCCGCGCCCAGGGTAATCAGGCTGGCCGAAAATCCGGCCAACGCCTGGGTAATGATCCCGACATTGCTCTCCGTCTCGCTGGAAAGCGTCTGCAGAAATTCCACATACCCCGACTGCAGCGGTAGCAACTGCTCCCCAATCGCCGCCGCCGCTCCCTCAAGTTGTCGATTTAGCTCTTGTTGTTTCCCGGCGGCTGTCTCGGCGAAGGCGGCGGCCCGACCCTGCAGATTGTTCGTCTGCTCCAGGAAAAGCGAGTACCGAAGCTGTGCTTTCTCTGCATCGGTGAGATTTTTGAATACGAGGCCCTGAGCCTCGGCATACGCTCGCACCGCCGTCTCATTCAGGCTCAATCCCAGAAATTCGGCGGCCTCGGCCTCGCCGCGCAGGGCCGCCGTGACCCGCTCCACCCCGCCCTCAAGATCCACCTTCCCGGCGGACAGATCGGCGGTCCGCCTGAGCGTGGTCCGCATCTGCTCCTCGGTCAATCCCAGCCGTTTGGTCATGTCGATCAGGCGGCTGGTGGCATTGTTGAGATCTCTCTCCCCGAAAATTCGCAGTTCGTCGCCAAGCTCCCCCACCGTCTCCCGCCAAGTTTCCACCGTGCCCACGCCCGCCCCGAACTCATTGCTGGCGGCCTGGGCGGAAATCGCCAGATTGACCTGGGCCGATTCCAGGCTGGCATACCGGCCAATCAGCTCGTTGGCCGCAATCGCTGCCCCGCCGATTGCTCCGACTGCGGCGGTCAGTCCGGCGGCCAGCCGCACCGTCGAATCGGAAAACAGACCGGTCTGCCGCTCGGCCCGGCCAACCTGCTGGTTGTACTCATCGAATGTCGCCGAAAAATCATCCTCGATGACGATCCGGCTGACTAAATCATCAATCGCCATTTCCTGCCGCCATTTTGTACAATATCTCCCGCTCCGATTTCGCCAATCGGCGCGTCTTTTGCTTCACCGGCCCGCTTTTGTCCTGCGGCTGGCCGCGCATCTCATTCAGCTGCCTGCTGGCCTCCGTGTACATTATCATCTGGGCCGCCGTCGCCCCGGCTATTCCGCCGGGGAAGGGCCATTCGCCCCGCTGTCGGGCCAGGCCCGTCCGATAGAGAAATTCCGGGCCGACTTTTTTTTTGCCTCGCTGATTGCCTGCTGGATCGGACCCCAGTAGGCCGCGGCCAGGCTGCTGATGACGGCCTGATCGAGAGCCTCGAATCGCTCCATATCGGCCCGGTTGAATGGATCGAAAATCCGCCGCCCGGTCGCGTCCTCGATCAGGATCGGCAGCATATAGGCCAGCTCGGAGGCCGCCGCTCGGATGCGGGCCTCCCGCTCGATATCGTCCTCGGAATTTCCGAGATCGGCCAGCCGATCATTGCTTTTCACCCGATTGTAGCCCAGCCGGTAGGCCGATTTTCCGTCCGCGTCCTCTTCGGCGGATGGCTGGCGCATGTACCATTGCCGCCCACCCTCCGTCTCAAATGGCAGCGGCACGCGCCCGCCCTCGATGATAAATTGCCCTAGATGCTTCATCCTATCGCCTCCAGCCACCTGGTATAATTGGCCTCGTATGTCCGATTTTGCAAAATATGCCGCCTCAGCCCGACGGCCTCGGCCCTGAGCGTATCGAGATCATCCAGCCACTCATCCAGGATGTAGCCCCATTGATCCGGGCCGTACAAAATGATTGTGCCCGGCCTGTCCTCCCAATCGCCGTATGTCGCCTCGCTGGCAATCACCGGCACGCCCGCCGCGCCGTATTGGAGCAATTTGAGATCGGATTTAGACTCATTGAACGGACAGGGCGATGTCGGGGCGAGGGCGATGTCGAAGGCGGCCACAAATTGGCGATACCCATCCAGGCTGGCCGGCTCGATAAACGGCCCGGCCAATAGCTGGCCGCTCTCTACCAGAGCCGGGAATAGATGCGATAACTCCGGCATGCCCAGAATCACCAGGCGCACCTCCGGGCGGGCGGTGATTACCGGCTCGATGTATGGGGCGATATCGCGCCAATCATCCCAATGATTGTATATTCCCCACCAGCCCACCCACACCTCACCCGGCTTTTTCTCCGGGGTGGGGCTGATATTTCGCCAGGAATCGGCCAAAATCTGATTTGGCAGCACCAGGTAATCACCCCGCTCCCGCAGGCGACGGGGATAGCCGTCGCATAATTGGCGGCCCAGGGCCGGGGTGGATACGGTGAGAATATCGGCTATAGCGACATTCCGCTTGAAATGCCATAGCCGGGGCGTGATCGCATTTTTTCCGCGCACATGCCACGCCTGGAATACCCCGATGGAGGGCGGAATCAGATCGAGATTATCATCCACATCGTAGATCACCCGGATACCGCGCATTTTGCACTCCCGGATAATCAGCGAATGGATATCTGTATCGGATCGGCTGAAAACGGCCGCATCGAATTGATCGAGCCGGTCGATCAGGGCCGGGTTATCGCCCGGATCAGATTCGATCTCGATATGGCCGGCCTGGGCCAGCATTCGGTAGGGGGTGGCGGATCGGTAAAATTCAGATACGCCGCCCCCATCGCAGATCAGAAGGATTTTTTTCATCAGGCCCGCACGCTATAGATATCCTCGCATTCGCCGGTAACGGATACCACATTCTCCCCATCCTCATCCCAGGCCTGAGAGGCCTGGGTGGGCACGGCATTTTGGATGTATGTAGTATACTGTAGTGCTGCACTCGCCCCGGTGCCATCGTATGTTTTTATTTTGAGTGTTATCTCACCCGCCGTCGTATCCAGCTTGACGGTATCACCGCTGCCCGGCGTAGCTGTCGCATTCAGAGCAACAGCTACCTCGTACAGATCCTGATCGGTCCAGATGTCGATCTGGTATGTCGGATTCTTCGTCTTGAGCAAGGTCTTTTTCGTGCTGTCCCCCACCCGGCCCACACGGGCCGTCTCTATTTGATCCTGGTACGAAATATTCCGTACCTGGCCCAGAACCACATCCCCCTCCGTAGTCACAATCGAGTAAAATTGCGAATACGGGCCATCAAAAGTCGGTAAACTGTCTCTTGCCATTTTTTGCGCCTCCTATTGGCTAAAATTTAGCGGGCGATCTCCCGCCCGGTACTGCTGATATAATTGATCCCTGATCGGAATCGCTCTGGCTCTTTGCTCATCCTTCCAGGCGCGGTATGCCCGATCATCCCCATTTTCCAAATGCCGGAATGCCCGCCCCCGCTCGGTGTGATCGGCATACACGCATTCCAGCCCGGCCAATCGCACTTTCCAGCAGTAGAGCGCATCATCCTCACTATATGGGATCAGCTCCTCATCATACCGCCCACATTTTTCATACGCCCGGCGCGGGATCAGCATGCAGGCCCCGCCGACCAACCCGCCTCGATTGCGCTGCACAGCCCGACCCTCAATCCGATCAATCGGCCACTCCCTCGGCTCGACGGAATGGCCGACCACCCCGACCGATGGGCAATTATCGGCAATATCAATCAGGTGAGCCAGCCAATCGGGGCGCAGGGCCAGCATATCATCATCTATAAAAATAGTATGATCGGCATCCCGTAGCCGCCAGCCGATATTGCCACCCCCGGCCTTGCCCAGATTCTCATCATTGATAATGAGTCGCCACAAAAATGACTCGATCAGGCTCAGATAATAGCGCATCCGATCCGATGGCCGATTTGCTACCAGGGTGAGCGTCATCGGCCACCTGGTGCGCAGCAGGGCCGGGATCGTCCGGCGCAAAAAATCGAGCCGGTCGGAGTGTGTGACCGTAATGACGTGCGGGATTTCTGGAAAATCCATCTATTTCTCCTCGTATATCAAAATCATCTCGCAGGTGAGCATATGCCTCAGTTCTTTCGGGTCATCCGGCTCAGGCGGCTGTCGCTCATCTTGATCGACTTCGAGCCACACCTGATCCGATCCACTGCCCGCGCTCAGGATGATTTTCTCTTTCCTCAGATCGGCCAGAGACCCGGCGTAGCCGAAAAGGGCCGATTCATCACCGGCATACACGGCCACCGTGACAGCCAGCGATTTGAGAGCCGCGCCCACCCGCCGGGTGGTGATCTCCCGGCTTCCGGCGTAAAAAATCGCTCCAATCGGCGGGCTGATATCCGGCCTGCGAAAATCCGGGTAGCCGCGCACGAATGTGATCCCCAGCCCATTTACGCCTTCCAGGTAGGTATCGAGAGCCTCGATGATTTCCTGGATCGTCGCCATCAGCGTATCCCCCGCGCGATTCCCGGATACTGCCGCCTGGTACGAGCCACGCCACGCGAAAAGTACAATTTGCGCGTGATTTCCACCTCCTCAATGCGCACCCATTGCCCCTGTACCTTGAAATGCAAATACGGGGCACGCTTGGCCCGGATGATCCCGCCCGTCTCGTGGATTTCAGCGTACCGGGCCACCCGACCACGCGGCACAATGCGCACCACCACCAGCCAGCCGCCGCGGGTCCGCTTGGGCGTGGTGGCTTCTACAGATTTACGCAATTGGCCGGTCATTGCGTAGCCCGGAAATACACCCCCGGCAGATTTGGGAGCAATATTGGCCCGGATATTATCCCGCATCGCCCGGCCCACCGTCCCGGCCAGCTGTCCGGCCCGCTTCTGTTGCCGGGATAGCTCCCGCTTCACGGACTGCTTTACGCTGGCAGCATTCGATTGTACGGCCATTATTCCCTCCGGCTCATTTCGGCCACCACAAAAGCGGCCAGGCCATCCGGTCCTGTGCCGACCTCATTTACCGTGTATCGCTCCCCGTCGGCCACAATCATCATAGCCGCATTGAATAAATACAGATAATCGACATTCGCCACCGCCACTACCCCGCCCTGGGCGGAAATGCCGCCCATACCCAGGATCAGGCTCTCGGCATCCTCTCCCCACAGGGCGGGCACATCGTAGTAATCGAGCTGATCGTCGGTGCGGGTGACGATATCACCGTCCCCGTCGATCCAGCCATCCAGATCGGACGAATAGCTCAAGCCAGACGGCACTTGCCAGGGATATACCCGGATTGAGGGCCGGCCTGTGATGCGGCGCAGATCGGCGAAGGCATTTTCCAGGCCGATGCGGTAGACGGCTGATTGGCTCACAGGGTGATCTCCACTGTACGCCGGTCGTAATCACCAGAGTCAGCCTCCTCGGTTTCTGTGGACGCGACATCATTCGAGTAGCCGTCGATTCTGGTCATCGGGGCACTGCCCCCGGCGTACTGGCTGCTGCCAGATCGCTGCCTGAGATCGGCGGCCATCTCTCGGAAATACTCGGCCCGCTGCCGATTGTCGATCTGGTAATCCCGGATGCGGGTACTGGCCGCCTGCCTGGCGTACATCCGGGCCAGCACCTCGCAGGCCCGCGCCGATGCTGCCAGCACGGAATCAGATTCGTCATCGTAGAAATAGCTTAGCTCGGCGTCGGTAAAATTCGTACCATCCGGCTTTACCCCGGCGTCGGTGCTGCTATCGGTATCACCGATTTCCAGCCTGATTTTTGATACGGCCAGATCATCGCCGCTGGCCGATAGATCGTATGTAAATGCCATCTCACTTATCCAACAAAACCATATCAAATCCGGCAGAGACATCGGTATTATCCGCCGTCGGAGCAGTCGCTATCAGGCGTCTCATTGGTTGTTGCTCTCCGCCACGAGATTCCACTCGGAATTGATGCAGATCATCTCCACGATATCGTATTGATTGAATCCGAGTGCATTGCCGTCGGTGGTGCGAATATTGGTATCGGCCACCGTGATTGTCTGTGCATCCTCGCCGTAGAGCAGGAGCGGCTGGCTATCTGCAGAGCAGGCGGCCAGGGTGATCGTCACCGCCCCGGCAGCATTGATCCGATAGATGGTGTATGTCGGGGTGATCGTCTGGCCATTTGTGGCGGTGATGCTGATCGTGCCATACAGCAGGCCCTCCGAAAAATCGACAAATCCATCATTGCTATTGCCGATTGTCTCATCATTCGCCAGGGTGATATCTCCGCCCTGGATATCGAGCGTGCCGGTGACAATCACCGCATCGGTAATCGTAAATGCGCCCGTGCCGCTCGATACATTGCCGTCCACATCCAGGGTGGAATTGAGCGTCGTCGCCCCGTCGATATCCATCGCATCCAGGTTGGTCGTGCCATCCACGTCCAGGTCTCCATTCAGATCGGCGTCATCTTCCACGCGCAGGTAATGCTGCACCCGAATGGAATCAAATTGACTGTATCGAATCGACTGGTAAATCGGAGCGAATGCGACCAGCAGCAGGACGGCGGCCAGCAGGCCGGCGAACAAAAGAAAGCGTTTATTTTTCATTTTTTTCCTCCGTTATCGGGGGCGAGTCGCCCCGCCCCCGGCTATCTTAGCTGATTGTGGGGCTGGCATAATCGCCACTGGAATCAATCTCCACGCATACCCCGTTTGTTCGATCTCCGATCCCGACGCCGTATTCGGCGTAGGCTACGGCCATTTGAGTGGGCATATTCACCCACTGGCCTGGCACGAGCCGCCAGCCAAATCCGGTATTCATATCAATCCGGATTCGCAGTGAATTACGCGGATCACCCGGCCCGTATGATTTAAATACGCCGTAGTAATTCGTCGGCACGCGGGGGGTGGCCCACAGCCGGGCAATGCCGTAATCCGTCTCGATGTAGCCAAAATACGCGGACACCTCCTGCACATCGGCCCGCTCCACCCCGCTGGCGTGGTACATAATGCCCGGCCATTCCGGATTCTTCCACCCGGTCAAGGCCGTCCAGCTGGAAATATCGGCCCGACTGGCAATCACATCGAATGGCGATTGGTGGCCGTGTTCCTGGATGTGTTCCAGGGCGGTGGTGAAATTGGTATCATTGATCGCGGTCTGTCGCAAAAAATGATCGTGGCTGGATGTGAACGATTCGCCCTCCGGCGAATCCGGCGGCACATAATTGCTGTCGGTATCGCCCCCATCGGCGAATGGCACGGAGGCATTGGAGGTCGTCCCCACCGTCTCGCCCTCCACTTTGAAGAAGCGGGTCAGCAGGGTCTTCTGCCAATTGTCGCGGATCGCCACTACCGCGCTCCGCACATCCGCATCGAGCCGGGTAGATCGGGCCTTTGCCAGGTATCGCCATGTCCACCCCAGCCCGTAGGTGTACGGGGTGAGCGGTAGCATATGGCCGGTTGTCGCCCCGCGCCGGGGGGTAGGCGCGGAGTATTCGCCCATCACCTCGACCACATTGGAATCGCCGATATTGTACTCATATTCGGCGTCATCTTGTACGGCCACCAGATCACCGTAGTGGGCCATATTGAGCATCTGCCCATTGAGCATCATCAGAGCGGCCTGGATTTCGGCCTGCATCTGCTCGAATGTACGGCCATCCTGTAGCCGGATTTTTGTAAGCTCGTCGCCATCCCACAAAGATGGGAGAGCGGTGTCCAAAAGACTCGCAAACGATAGAGTAGCCATTAGCTATTGCTCCCTTCGGTCGTCGGATTCACGAATAAAATCGTCGCCGACCGCGCCTTGCCCACCCGGTGAGTGGTGCTTCCGGCGGTGTCGCCCACCTTCCCGGCGGTGTCGCTCTGGTATAGCACATCGCCCGGTGTCATCCCGGAAAATCCGGTCACGCGCCCGAATGTGACCACCTCGACAGTGTCGCCCGCCGAAAAAGAGGTCGCTCCCTCCGTTGCCCCGGAAACGGCGGAAACCGCGATACCGATACTGTACGGAGACAGGGTATTCGCATCCCCATCCCCCTGCTCCACATCTCCATCGGCAGCGATGTACACCGCATCGCCGATGTTGCCGGATCCGCCGGCGTCGTACTTTTCCACATGTGCCCCCGGCAGCGGTCGTACATCCGCCGCCGTGACAGTGATATTAGCCATTTCATTCTCCTATATGCCAAATCGCGCTGCAAGCGCGTCTTTATCAATCCCGGCCCGACCATTGTTGGTCTGGCCGCCATCCGTTCCGGCGGCCTGGGCGGGCTGTTGCTGTTTTCTCAAAATGGGACGCTGCTTGAGCAGCGTCTCGATGGCCGTTTCCAGGCCCGATACCTGCCCGGCCTCAAGATCAATCTCAATATCCTCCGCCAGAAGACCGGCCTGCTGGGCGGCCAGATATGCCAGATCGAGATCTGCCACCTGGTCCGCCGCCGCCAGCTGGAATCTGGTGCGTAGCAGCATTTCACGCATCTGCTGCCGGGCCTGCTGGGCCTGCTCCTGGAATTTCTGAGCCTGCTCCTGCGCCCGCTCCAGATCGGTCCGGGCCGCTTCCTGGGCCTGGCGATGGGATTCTACTGCGGCCTGGAGATCATCCAGGCTCTCGAATCCGAGATCATTCAGCACGGCAGCCCGACCTTCGGCCCTGGCCCGGCCCGCGTACCGATTGAGATCATCCTGCGTAAATCCCGGCTGCTCCCCCCCGCCGGTCGGGGTGTCATCCGGCTGGCCCTGGCCCTGATCGGCCTGGCCGCCGCCTTCCGCGCCGCCCTTGTCGGCGTCGTATACAAAATTTCTCCATTTAAGCATGTTCTTTCTCCCTTGCCCGGCATTTCTCCCCGCCCCGGTTGGCGGTAATTTTCCTCTATCCCCATACCCCCGGATTCGTGATCCGGCCACCCCGCACCCGTAGCGGAGAATTACGCTGCCGCCGGATGCAGTCCGGGCAGGATTCGCCCGGATTCAATTCCCAGTAGATATCCCAGCCCCCATCCACCTGCTCTTTTCTGAGCGTGCAATTGCAGTTGGATCGGCATTGTGTCGATCCGTCGCCCGGCGAAAATGGCAGCTGGGGCAGTCCGTCGCGAGCATTCGCCACCTCTTCCATAATCTGGCGGCTGGAATTGGCGTACATCCCGGCCCTCGATTTTATCTGGGCCAGCGACAGATCACCGGCCTCGATCTCATCGAAAAAATCGGCCAAAAATGCGTACTGATCCCGGATGCGCCGCCCGGCCCGCCCATAATCGGCGAATGTCGTCGCGTCCGGGCTGCCGGTGGCCGTCCAGGTGGATGCGATGTACAGGTCCTTGATCTCCAATTTTACCAATCGCTGAAATTCGGCCAGATCAATCCGGCCCTCGATCCACTGATCGGCGTACCGGCTCAGCTGGCGGCGGCTGATCTGCTGCCATTCCTCAAGCAGGCTGATCTGGCGGTCGTTGATCGGCATCGCCGGCGGCCTCCCTCAATCGCTCCAAAAAATTTGGCACGCGCCGCCGCCACTTCACCAGGGCGCGACCAATATCACCGGCGGAAATCTCCGCCCCGCTCAGGGCCTCATCGGGCGACAGCGATTGCTGGCCCTGGGGTAAATCAGCTGCCGCCATTCGCCACCTTCTCCTTCTCTTTACCCCAATCGGCCCAGCCCTGGGCCACGATGTAGGTCATCATCGG